GGAATCCTGGACGACGAGGAATTAGGTGCAGCCAGGGCGATGATGTCGCCAGATCAGTTTGAGCAAGAGTTTGAGTGTTCCTGGGTTGCCAATGTGCCAGGTGCAATTTACGGGAAGGAGCTGCAAGAGGTTTCAGAAAAGGGGCGCATCACTGATGTGCCGTATGATTCTGCTGCCCTGGTAGATACCTGGTGGGACCTGGGAGTTGGGGATAGTACCGCGATCTGGTTTACCCAAACGATTGGGCGGTCCATCCATGTAATTGATTTCTACGAAAACCGGAATGAAGGATTGCCGCATTACAAAGAGGTCCTGCAGCAGAAGGGGTACATCTACGGTACCCATAATGCGCCGCATGATATTGAGGTCCGGGAACTTGGCAGCGGAAAGTCTAGGAGAGAGATTGCGTATGATCTTGGGATCAACTTCCGGGTTGTGCCAAAGTTGCCAGTGGAAGATGGGATTCATGCAGCGCAGCTGTTGATTAGTCGCTGCTGGTTTGATCGTGTGCTATGCAAGGATGGACTGGAGTGTTTACGCCAGTATCACCGGGCGTACAATCAGAAGACCAGGAGTTTCCGGGCGACCCCGGTACACGACTGGAGTTCGCATGCTGCCGATGCCTGGCGTTACCTGGCTGTCGGTTTGAAAGAAAACAGAGGTTTTGAGCGTCCGCCACAAGCGATAGCGGACTCAAACTACAACCCACTAGGAGCAGTGACTTATGGGTAAGGTTGTTGGAAATGTTGTAAGAGGTGTTGGCAAGTTAGTCGGCGGCCTGTTTGGCGGCGGGAATGTCCCCCAGGCACCAGCGCTGCCACCAGCTCCACCAGTGACTCCGGTTAAGCCAGTTGAGGCGACCGCATCATCTGACATGCTGAAAAGGATGCGTGACCCAAAACGGATGTCCAGGCGCAAGACAATTCAGACAAGTGCCAGGGGCGTGACCCAGGAAGCGCCTCTTGAGTATTCATCGTTGATGGCGAGATCAAGTGATACGACCAATTCTCGGTGACCAGGATGCTGCCAGGGAAGAGTTGTACTCGCATTTAGAGGAAACGGACTATGAATTTCTCCAGGACCATGCGGACATACTTAAATACGCTGCGGTGTTCGTTTGCTTCTCTGGGGAGTATATTGCTGGCTATATATGGTTTTATCAGTGGGAGGAAGACCCGCATACCTGGATCGTACACATCAGTATCGTTCCTGAGTATCGGAAGAGGTTTTTCTCCAGGACAATGATTAACACGCTGTTTCCTGCGTGTTATGCGCTAGGCTGCAATGCAGTCCTGGCGGAAAACGAGAGTAGCGAGATCCTGGAAAGGATCGGAGGAAAGGCGCAGCCTGATGGCAGCGTATTGTTAGAACTGCCATTTATCTGGAGGTAGATATGGGTGGAGTAACTAGAACCATTCGAAAAGCTGTTAAGAAAGTGGCAGCTCCAATCGTCAAAGTGGCGGAACAAACGCCAATAGTCAAAGATGTTTTAAAGGTTGCTAATGATCCTTTGAGAGCTGTGAGGTCTGGTGGCGGCCTAGCTCAATCCCAAAGGCCAGACACATTTGCTGGAGCGCCAAAAGAAGTAATTGCTGCTGCTGAATCTCAGGTTCAGCAAACAATCAAAGAGGCAACAGGTCTTGGGCCAACGCCAAAAGCTGCGACTGCAGCTGGTGGCGCTGAAACCCAAACTCAAGCGCAGCGTCGTCGCGGTCGTCGCGGCATCCGTACCGGATCGCGTGGCGTGATGGGTTCTGCACCAGTAGAGAAAAAGAGTCTTTTAGGAGGCTAACATGGCTGACGTCCTGGCTACCCAGCTGCTGAAACGCTTGGGGTCTTTAGAGAATCAGCGCCAAGTGTGGGAATCACACTGGCAGGAAATTGCTGATTATGTGGTCCCCCGTAAGGCGGACATTACGAAAAAGCGTACCCAGGGCGACAAGCGTACTGAGCTGGTCTTCGATGGTACGGCAATCCATGCTGCCGAACTGTTATCAGCTTCGCTGCATGGCATGTTGACTAACTCTAGTGTTCGCTGGTTCTCGCTGCGTTTCCGCGATAAAGAGCTGGATATGAACGATGAAGCCAAAGAATGGCTGGAATCTGTCGAAGATGTCATGTACCAGGCGTTCAATCGGTCCAACTTCCAGGAACAAGTCCACGAGCTGTACCATGATTTGATCTGTTTCGGCACCGGAGTCATGTTTATTGAGAAGGACCCGGAGTATACGCTGCGCTTCCAGACCAGGCATTGCTCTGAAGTGTTCCTTTCTGAGGACTCAAATGGCCGTGTAGACACTGTATTCCGTCGATTTAAGATGCCAGCCAGGGCGGTTATCGACCGTTTTGGTGATCAGGTAGACAGTAAAATCCAGAAAAAAGCGGAACAGAACCCGTATGAGATGATTACCCTGGTGCATGCGGTATATCCGCGCCACGAGCGTGACGTTATCAAGGTCAACTCAGAAAACAAACCATTTGCTTCTGTGTACCTGGACCCAGATAGTCGCACAATCTTGAGCGAATCAGGCTTCGATGAGTTCCCATACGTTGCACCACGGTTCTTGAAAGCTTCATTTGAGATTGGTTATGGCCGTTCTCCAGCGATGACAGCGCTGCCAGACATCAAAATGCTGAACAAAATGTCTGAAGTGACCATTCGTTCTGCGCAAAAGCAGGTTGATCCACCACTAATGGTTCCGGATGACGGCTTTATGTTGCCAATCCGCACTGTTCCTGGCGGCCTCAACTTCTATCGATCAGGTACCAGAGATAAGATTGAGCCATTAACTATCGGCGCGAATACGCCGCTCGGCTTGAATATGGAAGAGCAGCGCAGAAAAGCAATTCAATCTGCGTTTTACGTCGATCAACTAATACTTTCGCAGGGTCCTCAGATGACTGCGACAGAAGTTATGCAGCGCACTGAAGAGAAAATGCGGTTGTTAGGTCCTGTCCTGGGTAGACTCCAGGCAGAATTATTGCAGCCGCTAATCAATCGTTCATATAACCTGATGACCAGGGACCGATTATTTGCAGCTGCGCCTGACTTTATGAAGAACACTGGCATTGAGATCGAGTATGTCTCACCACTTGCGAAAGCGCAGAAGTCTGGAGATATCCAGGCAGCCATGCGTTTGTTTGAATTGATGGGACCACTTGCCCAAATTGACCAATCTGTTATTGATTACATCGATGCTGACGGTTTAGCCAAGTATCTGATGCAGACACTTTCTGTACCAGCTACCACTATTCGCGGTGAGCAGCAGGTTGCTGAGATTAGGGAGCAGCGCGCAGAACAAATGCAAGCTGAAGCTCAGAGGCAGGAACAAATGGAAACAGCAGAAGCAATGGGAGCTGCTGCGCCAATGATGAAGTTGATGCAGCAATAATATATGTCAAAAGAAATCAACGACTTACGGGAGGCTTACGCCTTCCTGTTTGGCGAGACAGATGGGGATACGGTACTCCATGATCTGGAAATGCGGTTCCACGTTCACTCGCCTACATTCTCTGCGGACCCGTATGAAACGGCTTTCCGCGAGGGGCAGCGCAGTGTTGTGCTGTTTATTCAAGGCATGATGGAAACATTCAACCTACCAAATGAGGTAATTGATGATGAGTGAAGAACAGGTAGCTGAAGTCTCTGCGCCAGAAATGGAGCAAGAGGTAGCTCAGTCTGTAGGAGATTGGCGCTCAAGTATCCCCGAAGAGATTCGTGGACATAAATCCCTAGATCACATTAACGATGTTGGTGCGCTCGCAAAGAGTTATGTGCATGCGCAATCAATGATCGGTGCAGACAAAATTGCGATTCCAGGCAAAAGTGCAACACCTGATGACTGGAACGAGGTATACGCCAGGCTTGGCAGACCAGCTGACGCAGAAGGTTATGAGCTTCCAGCGCCAGAAAACTTTGAAGCCGATCCTGAGATGACGTCCTGGTACAAGCAAATGGCGCATGACATTGGCTTAAACGCAACACAAGCAGCTAAGTTGTACCAGTCTTATAACGAATTTGTTTCTTCCCAGGAGCAATCAATGGGTGTTGACCTGGAGCAGTACACTGCCCAGGTTGAATCAGACCTCCGTAGAGAATATGGCCAGGCTTTTGAAGATCGCCTGGCGCAAGGTCATGGAGTTGTTACCCAGTTTGGTAATCCTGAGTTGATGGAGGTTACTCTGTCTGATGGGACGAAACTAGGCGATAACCCTGACTTCATTCGACTCATGGGTGAGGTCGGAAACTTTATCCAGGAGCGTGTTGGTGAAGATACTCTTGAAGGAGTTCGCACCAGCGGTGGCATTACGCCAGACGCCGCCAGGGAGAAACTTGCAGAGCTGCGCTCACAAGGCAGTCCATTCTGGGATGCTCGGCATCCAGAGCATGACTACTATGTGCAGCAAGCTCTGAAGTTCCAGGAAATGATCCATAGTTGATCTTTCTTGCGCAGCGAGTAAACTTGCTGCAATAGTCAGGATAAGCGAAAGCCCCTGCTGGTAGCTGCAACCATAAGCAGCAAAAAACATCGTCCTGCGTGTGCGGGGTAGCGAAAACTTTGTTTTAGCTGACTGAAGGAGAGACACAATGTCTACTCAAGTAACAACTGCATTTGTGCAGCAGTTCAGCAGCAACGTCCAGCTGCTCTCACAGCAGCGCGGTTCTTTGCTGCGTGGTGCCGTATCTGAGGAATCAGTTACTGGCGAAAAGGCGTTCTTTGACCAAGTAGGCGCGGTAGCTGCCGTTAAGCGTACTTCGCGTCATGGGGACACTCCATTACTCGAAACACCACATTCGCGTCGGATGGTCACAATGGACACTTACGAGTGGGCCGACCTCATCGATGACGCTGATAAGGTGCGCATGTTGATTGATCCAACATCGACTTACGCTCAAGCAGCTGCTGCTGCAATGGGTCGTGCGATGGACGATGCAATCATTTCGGCTGCGACTGGGACTTCCAAGACTGGTAAGTCTGGCGCAACAAGCACCACAATGCTTGCTGCTCACCAAATCGCAAATGGATCTGCTGATCTGACTCTGGCTAAACTCATTCAGACGAAAAAGATTTTGGACCTGGCTTCTGTCGATCCATCAATCACTCGTCATATTGCAGTAGGCCCTGACCAGATTGAGGCTCTGTTGAACAATACAACTGTTACAAGCTCTGATTACAATACGATCAAAGCTCTTGTACAGGGTGAGATCAACCAGTTCCTCGGGTTCACCTTCCATGTCACAACACGTTTGGCTAAGTCTGGCAACATCCGTTCATGCTTTGCATGGGCAGAAGACGGCATCAAGCTCGCAGTGGGCAAAGATGTTATGGCCAAGATCGATGAACGTGCCGACAAATCTTACTCAACACAGGTTTACTACTGTGCAACATTCGGGGCGACTCGGATGGAGGAAGAGAAGGTTGTTCAGATCGACTGTGACGAATCAGCATAAGGAGACCTGAATCATGGCAACTGTATACTCTAACGTCCGGACGGACCTTACTCAGGATGATCCTTCTGAGTTCGTACAAGCTAACCAGATCGGTGGCGTTCTTCGTGTAGCTCACGCTCAGTACGAAGCATCTTCACTCTCTTCTGGCGATGTAATCGAGATGTTCTCGTTACCTAACGGCGCTCGCATCGTAAGTGGCAAACTTTGCCACGATGCGCTTGGCGCTAGCACCACACTGTCAGTGGGCTACGCTGCTTACACTAACTCAGCTGGTACAGCAGTTTCTGCTGCTGCGGCTGGTTACAAGGCAGCTGCTGCATCAACGTCAGCACAATGTGTTGATATTGCTGCAACATTGGCACTGGGATCAGGCTCAGAAGTCGATCTCGACGGTGAGCTGGCTGACAATGAGTTCGTTGTAACAGCGACTATGGGCGGTGCTGCTGGCACTGGCACAATCGAAGTTACAATGTTCTACGTTGTTGACTAAATGAATCGGGGGCGCGTCCGCCCCCTTTTCTACGCGAGGTGAGGCATGAGTTCTGTCGTAGATATTTGTAATAGTGCGTTAAACCAAATTGGCGCATCTAATATCATCGCCCTCACTGAGGACAGTAAAGCAGCGCGGATTCTTAATCAGCGCTACGAATATGTAAGGGACTCTGTGTTTCGCGCACATC